ATGAATGGCATCACCTCGTGAGCAATATTTGTCTCGTTCATGATGTAGAAACTCCTTAGTTCGAACACCATCATTCCGAACATTCGAGGTTCTAACTTGAATTCTCGTTCCTTTGGATACAGACTGATGATCAACCAGTCAAACGGGATTTGACCTGTTCCAACCAAATACGCCACCTGTTTCATGTCAACTGTTTCTCGTCTAATCATTTCGAGAAGGAGACGACGTTGTGTAGTAGGTTCTTCATTCTTATCCCAGGACAGATGCTTTTCTGATCGAAGCAGAGATAACGCTTTGTCATCCATCAACTCAAGCCAGTTCGAGTGATAATCATACTCGAACATCTTCCCAAACTTAGCGTGGTTCCAGTCAGACAAAGGGTAACTATCTCGGTTCAGACTTCGATATCGGCTAGCACACAATTTCTGAAGAGTTGTCTCCGGTTCGCGCTTTTCAAAGATGATCGGGGGCCACCCTTTGGTCTTGTTGACATACTCTTGCAAGAAAAGGCGACAAAAGTTATTCCTCAACTCTTCTGCATCGCTTGGCAAAGTGGTATCAAGTGACTTCGCAGCTTTCTTAACTGCTTCCCCTCCATCATGAGCAGATACAATAGGATGTCCCGAGTTCTTCTGTAACCCGAATAATTCGCAAGCGTCTTTCGCTGACCGACACAAGGAAATGACCTCAGTACGATACAATGTGCTCAAGGAGACTCCAACAATTGATCCTTTAAGAATCTTCTCTTCTTTTTTTGTCCATTTTCTTCTCCATTCTGATCCTAGGAGAGTCTGGTCCGGCGAAAATATCTCCAGCGAGTTCAGATGCCCATACCTTAGCGAGTGCTTCCGTCGACTTTGCGATCTCATAGCCTTTGTTTCCATATCTTTTCACGCATGTTGATTGCCATTTCCATTGTGCTCGGATTGCAGGGAGGAGTCCAACATAGCCTGGGGACATGTATGCAGCGGCTATCACTTGATATCGAGTCAGCATGGCGTCCTTTATCATCGTTGCTTGATCATAAGTAAGGAACCTTCGAATGACTTTCCCATTGAGGTAGACTCTGACAAAATTTACACTCTCACACATAACAAATAGAGTGTTCCCAAACTCGATCCTCACTGCACGACGATTGCCGTTATACAAGGCTTGCGCAAGTCTTCTCAGAGGGATTGACCACATTTCACTAGCTGAATATGCGTCCGAAACCTCAATAGGAACGGTATCTGGGTATGAATCAGTCAAAGACGTCAGATTCAGCGATGGGTTGACGTTGCTCATCACTCTGCTCTCATCCACTGACAACTTCCATGCGTCTCTAATCGATTCCTCAGAGATCTTGTGGACTTCCGTTGGGATAGAGGCTTCAAAAAACGCAGGGTAATCATATGCTGAGGCTGTGTCTCCTAAGGAGGCTTCTTCTGCTCCTATCTCCTTGACTATGTTGAAGCAGGCATACCCAATCGGAGTTCTCAAGTGTTTCGGGAGGGGCTCGTGCTTTCTCAAACACAAAACCTTTGCTAGACATCGGTATGTTTCTTCTATAGGCCCCTTTAGCACTGGATTTGTCAAGAATGGTGTAATGAACCTCCTGTTCAGTCGTGGAAGCTCTTCATCGAATTCCATGATCGACAGCGTTTAGTTCTGTTTGAACTCGGTTTTTTGTTAATACATCTCAAGGTCTTGAACGTAGAGAACATTAGTTCTCATTTAGAATTGACGTGTGGCACCTTCAACCTCCTAAGTTACTTACTCTTTACATTCAGCACAACGTTTCGTAATATCGTAATCAAAGACTTTAGTTGCTCTCACACTTTTGGTACAACTATTGCAATGAGCCCACCCGTACGGGGCTTTGCTATCGTTCTTTTTCCCTCTAAGGCATTCCTTGTGAACAACATGGTTGCACTCCAATTTAACAAGAGGGATAACCCCGCTATTCGAACCAGATTGATGAGTGACTGGGTGGCTTTCCTCTTGAGTCACGAGTGAAGAGTGTGTACTCGACCCTGGTACGATAAGACCGGATTCAGCAGGAGAAGAGTGTTGACTACGGTGCTCTTGGTGAACAGGCAACTCCACTTCAGAGGAAGGGAATATCTTCAGGGTATCAAGAGTAGATAGCGTCTTCAAGTTGACATCCTTCAAGGGCTTGGGTGAAGTGGTATTCTTATCATCATCAGAAGCATCATTATCAGAGCTGTCTTCCTCCTCCTCACCTCTGTCTGTACGATCGGCAATTCCGCTAGCACTCGGATCCTCACGTGTTAAATCGGACACAGCTTGAAGAACATCTCGCGTTAAAACATCCAATTTAATGCTAGAGGATTGACTATCGGGAATAGTTGTACCTCCAGGCAACTCTTTCTTCCTACGTATGGGGGTCTGAGTAAATTGACTAGGATACTTGCGGCCAAGGCTTTCTAAGAGAGCTTGACCCTTCTTGACACAAGCAAGCATTTCGCTTTCGTGGGACCCTTCCAAAGACTGGACCATCTCTTGGGTTGGGTCTATGATAGACTGTAGGAGGAAGTCTACTTTCGAGTTATTTGAAGTTACCTTGATTGACTCTGATTCACCGAGATAGTCTTCTACTTCCCTCAAGGTTTCTCGCATCCTATACGAGGACTGGGCGATCTGGGAGATCATTCGTATGGCACTAGGATGGTCAGTTGCCTTGTTATCGTAGCCAGTCATCAACTGGAGGGCTGGGTCCATAGCGTCAGAC